GTAAGAGCTGCAATGTCAATTAAAGACTGCTCTAAAGATGTTTCGTTTAAGTCTGCAGCAGTTGCTAGAGTGTTTGAGAACGATCCAGCAATTGTTGGGTGTGCAGTGTTGAACAAAGTAACGCCATCACCAGAAGTGAAAGAGCCACTAGGCATACCGTTGTTTAACGGATTAACTGCTTTTACTTGTTTAGTTTGAGCCATAGATCTTGCTAAAGCTTTTGTGTATCTAGAAGCAAGTCTGTCATACAGGTTGTCTTCAATAGCTTCCTCAGTAATAGCAAACGCTAACGCAATTGTTTCGTTAGTGTATCTAGCTGTGAAAGTTTCTTGAGCTTGATCGTATCTTACACCAGAACCTTCCGGTTTAACTGATGCTTGAGCGAATCCTGATAACATAACTTCTTCTTCAAAAGCTCTGTCAGATGACTCAGTAGTATAAATTTCAGCTGACTGATTTTCATACTGTTTGTATTCCAGGCCGAACAAGGCGTTCAAACCTGGCTCTAGTTCTTTAACTAGTTGATTTCGTGATATAGCCATAGTTATTCCTCCTTATATCCCTGCTCTCTGAGTGTTATTTCCAATCAAGATATGTTCTCTGATTTGAACTCTAAGAGCAAAGCCCTCAGCGCTAGTATCAGAGTGATCTGGATCTCTAGAAACACCCATGATGAACAATTGAGCCTGTGTGTTAGCAGTTGTAGCCGAAATTTTTGATTTCGAAATAAACAACGGCGAAGAACCCGCCTCTAACACTTGATCCGCACAGTGTCCAACCTCATTTTGGTTGAAAGCTGTATCAGCAGACATAACTTCATACATCTGCATAGGATCGTCATTAATGAAAGCAACAATATCAGTCGCAGTATTACTTGCTGGTGAAAAGTTGCTAAACGTTGGTTTATTGCTAGTCGCATCTGTATAAAATACTCCATTCAAGGTACCCAGATTATTTGTATCTGTGTTTCCTGAAGCAAGCACAACTCCGTCTGCTGTTAATTGCACTAAACATGCGTGCGAAATTAAAGCCGAAGAAGCTGCAACACTGTACTCTGAAAGAGCAGCGTTGTTATAGTTTTGCGCTATCTTTTTAATGGGTCTAAAACCAAACCCAGTAGTTGACGCATTAGCCATATTGTTTCTCCTTATGTACCTGCCCTTGCGGGCCTCCAGTACGGTTTAATGTCAATCGCTGGTTTGATTAGTTATAAATTCTAACTTTTCTTGCCACCGAAGGTTGTACGAGTTTGCATATCGATATCGATAGGCATTCCCCTATGCTGTTCCTTCATAAGATCGTTGTCGATTGCGGTCTGTTGATCCTGAGCTTGTTGCTCAAAATACTGTTGTCTTGACCTTGCGATCTCTTCCGGTACCCTAGTCAGCACTAGGCCTCCGTGCCCGATAACCCCTGCGTATTTGCCTGACCCATCTGTGTCTGAATCCGTCTGGCGCGTTGGGCGTATCTAAGTACGATGGTGGAGCCCAAACTTTTGGTTTCACTTTTGGTGCAACCGCTTTTGCTTGTGATTGTACTTTTGTAGAATCACTTTTAGTTTGACTCGCACGAGTTGGTTTTTCTTTTGTCATATGCCTATACCTCCTTCGTGTTTATAAGTTGTTTCGCATACTCTTCTAGTGGCACACCTAATTTTTTCGCTATTGCGACTTGAGAAGGTGTGAGTCTCACACTTTGGCGACCACTCTTTGTACTACGCGTTGCAGATGCAACAGTTTGTGTAGGTTTAGTAGTCTGTTTTTCTTCTACTGGTCTATCAAATTTGTGCGGAAATTCAAGTCTTATTCTTCTATCAACTTCTGCATAATATTCGTCAGACTGAGGATCCATACCTTCTTCTTCAGTAAGTTTCCTATGTAGATCGAATGCTGTGTAGGTCATGGCATTATCTTTGCCAAACCATTCATTTTTTTCTGCCCAAGCCTCTGCTTTTGGATCTCTAACAGGTGCTGGTTGAACTGGTTGTCGTGTAGTTTGAACATCTTGTTCTTTAGCCGCAGTTTCCTGCACTTGGTGTTGGGTTTTTAACTCAGCTAATTTACCTTGTTCGTAACCTAGTTGAGAAATAGCTGTTAATGCTTCTACCTCAGCTTTAGAATCTTCGTTCTGTCTTGCTGCTGCAAGTTTTGCTTGAGCGGCTGCGATAGAAGAAGAAATTCTTCCTTCCATTTCAGTAACATAATTTTTATCTAAAGAATCTGCAGTAGTTTTAAATTTATCTCGTTCTTGTTTAATACTTTGAGCATAACGTAAAGCTTCTTCTCTTTGTCTTTCAGCCTCACGCATCTTCTTAGTAAGTTTAGCTATTCTTTTCTTAACTCCTTCAGAATACTCTTCAAGTTCCCTCGAGTTATCTGGTTGCTTATCACTCCCTTTTTCAGAAGTTTTCTGTTCAACCTTTCCGCCTTCGTCCTTGCTCTCTCGAACATCAGACTGCTCACTAGATTCCTCAGGTGTATCAGCGGGCTCATTATCGTATGTAACATTTGCTTCATCTTTCTTTACCTCATTCTCATAAGTTTTATCTGATTCTTTTTCTACTTCTGGTAATTCAACTTTTGCACCCGGTCCGGATGTATCTAAATCGACCATTGGCTCATTAGATAATTTTTCTTCTTTGTCTGGCATAGTTTTTCTCCTCTATGTTTAAAATTCGTGGAATATGTCTTCGGGGCTTTCCACGGTTGCTAAAACTTCATCATCATTGAGAAGTCTTATTTCACCCCCATCTATTTTAATTCGTGATCCGGCATATCTTGCAAAGATAATCCAATCACCTTTCTTGGCCCAAGGACCTTCTGGGAAACGTTCTTTATCATAGCAGTGTGGTCCCATGTCTAAAATTAAGCCGCAAGTTGATGCTACTTGTGATCGTTCTACTGTTTCATCTGCTAATAATATTCCGCCTTTAGTTTTTTCTTTTTGTTTAAAAGGTAAAACTAAAATTCTCCAACCTGTTGGTTTAGGGAGTTTTGCTGAATCTGTTTTTTCGGTAGGTTTTACACCTACTAAAGTTTTATTTGGTAACTCAATTTTAGGTTTTTGAGTTGATGTTGATAACTGTTCCGTCTTTGTCATTTTGCTCCTTTTTATTTAGCAGGGTGGATATTTCCTGATTTAAATACTGATACGTTCGTATCTGACCTAGCATATACTGATATTTTTCCATATTGTCAACACCGCCTGAAGCCATTGAAGATACGATATCGTCATGTCTCATTTTTATTATTTTTCTTATCCTGTCTATAAATGTCATTTCATCCATTATTTCTTTTTCCTTTTCTTTGGTTTTATTTTGCTGCCATATTTTTTACTCCATTTCTTTGCGATCTCTGGCTTTTTCGCAAACAAATATTTTCTTTGCTTTTCAGATCTAAAGGGCACGTCTAGGCTCCCTAAAATCTTCTATTGCTTTTAACTTTTCTTGAGCCTCTGCAATTTTTTGAAACTGTTTATCTATTTCATCTATGTGTTGAGGATGTTCTCCGATACCTACGGAATTTTCTAAATATATTTTTATTGTAGCATCTGCCTCTGAAATTTGTGCAGTGTATCTATCTTCTAATGCATCTAGTATTGCTGTTTTCATTTAACATTTCCATCTTCTACGTGCCTGTCTTAGTCTTGAATTAGGATTGGCCGCAGCTTTAGGAAATTGTTTCATTTGTCCTGCACTTCTTGCGCAGTAAGATTTTCGCCTTTTAGCGGCAGCGGACCCTTTCTTAACTTTACCAGTCACAGCTGTTTTTAATTTTGAACCGGGATTTTTTCTTCTATAGGCAGCGACACCGGCTCGTGTCATACCTGCGCCCTTTTCTGTAGGACGAAAATTTTTTTTATTTCTTGCTGGCATGTTATCTTGCTTTCTCATTATACCCTACCTCCAAATGACATGCTTTTTCTTTTCTTTGTAAATGTTGCAACGTTAGTTGGCTTGCCTCCAGGATTACCTGCAGCTCTCTTTCGTCTGACAGCAGAGGCCTTTTCGCCTTTTGTCATCCGTGTGGCTTTCGCAAGTGGGACGCATTTCGGGTACTTCCTTTTTGAACCAGAAGCTGATTTTCTTCCACAAGGTTGATATTTTCCATCTTTTTTTGGGGCTCCAATGTCTACCCATTTTTGATTTACCCATTTTTTTAAATCGCCCATTAGACTATTCTAGTTACTTTTTCTCTACCCTTCATAACTTTACCGCAGCCTTTTGCAATAAAACCACCGTTTCTTGCGCTTGCTCTAACTTTACCTTTGCAAACTTTAGAAGCGTACATGTTCGCGTATGCAGACGGGTAAACTTTAAATTTACGCTTTGCTGCTGCTTTACCTTTTGGACAAAGTTTTGCCATTATTTTTTCTTTGCACTACCACCCTTTTTAGCAACCATTCTTTTTGGGTTGTATCCAAATTTTTTTGCTAATTCAGGTTTCTTTTTAGCCAACTTTGCTAAACCTTTTTGTTTACTTTTACTTATTGGTTTTCCTGGCATTTTATTTCTCCTTTACTTATAGTGTGCACCACAATCCTTGCAAAATTTAGCATGGACGACAGTGAATGTTTTGCAGTTACAAAATAACTGTTTTATTTTTTTAATAATCCACTTAATCATTATCTATTGATCTTACCTTTTTTCTTCATTGCAGAACCAAACTTACCATAAGACTCATCTCTAGAAGCTTTTAATTGCTTCTTAGTTCTTTTCTTTTTGATTCTCATAGCAATAGACTCATCTTTTCTATCTTTGTAGCCTTGTTTCTTTTTTTTAACTCGGCCACCTTTTTTGAACATAGCACCACCGTCCATGCCCATGTCTGATGGATAGTAACCAGATCTCATGTCTCGTCTCATCATTCCACCACCCATAGCTTTTGCTCTAGGTTGTGCTACTTGTTTATTATATCTTGGATTTGCCATTTTATTTTCCTCCTTTAAATGCTCTTCCGAAACCACGTTTTGCGGCTCCTGTTCTTTTTTTAACTCTGCCACCAGATTTTAAATTTAATTTTGGAAACATAAAATTAGCAAAGTCTTTTAAGTCTTGTCTAAATTTACCTTGTCCAGTTGTTATATTTGTTCTTCCCGGAGCTCTTAATTGAGGGGGTAACTTACCTTGTGACATTTCTTTATTTGCTCTATTTACAGCTTTTTGTGTCTGAGTTAATCCTTCGCCATTTCCAATACCAAATTTTAAACCTGCAGATTTAAATGGTTTTATTGTTTTTTTCTCACCTGATTTTGTCACAACTTCACCAAACTTAAGATCTGGTTTTACAAATTTCGTACCTTTATCACCTCTCATTATAGCGTCTTGATAAACTTTTGGTGTAGTAACATCTTGAACTTTAAATGTATTTTCTTCAGGTGTGTTTTTTACTACAGGAATATCAAAACCTGCTTCTTTAGCTTCATTGGCTGCTATGGAGTCAGCTCTATTTCTATTTGAAAAAGCTCTCCCTAGTCCAGCTACAGCAAGACCCGCACCAAGTGCTTTTAAAAGTCTTCTATTTCTTCTTCTAGATTTTTTACTCATTATTTTTTGCCTCCGTTTCTAAAAATCTGTGTTCCCTTTATACCATATATACTCGCAACGACAAGTATCCACAAATTTGTGAACCATGACGGGAGCTGCTGGAATTGCTCAAAAAACATTTTAATCTTTTCTGCTGCTGCAGGATCCTCGCTGAAGACCCCCCAGGCGATCACTAATATCGGCGCCGTTAACACGAGCAACACGAACTC